GGCTAATCCACCATTATATATTTTGTATAAACCAGCTGAATTTTTAGGTAACTCAACGTTATAAAACTTTTCTACTTCCTTTGACCATCTTTCCTGAACACTGTAAGTCCCAACTTTCTTTTTAAGAGCTGGCATATGAACTTCTTCGCATATATTCATTTCTGCAAGATCTGATTCAAATATATTTTCTTCTATACCATCAACAGGAAATATATCAGTATCAAGTGTAAGCACGGCATCATAGTCATGAAAGTCTTCATTGAACACTGGCTGAAACGAGTTAAAAGCAGCTGGTTCATCACATATTTTATCAAAGAATGTTGGATTACGCTCAAACATATATTCTGCACCAATCTTTTTGGCATAAGCCTTCATAGACTCTACACCATACTCAGCGCACTTTTCCATTTCAGGACCAATCCAATATTGGTATATTAAGTTTTTCATACCTCGTGCCTTAATGCATCTTCACAAATATCTTCAAGTGTTCTTGTTTGTTTAAAATAGATTGACTGTGTTGGTACTGTAGATGTTACAATATCACCCTCACGGCGTGGACCCTCAACTACATGTAGATTTGAACCTGATACATTAGCCATAGTACTAATAGCTTCTTTGACTGTTACACCTTCAGGTGCACCAAGACAATCAATTGTTCCCGTTGGTGGATTATTAGTAATTCTATAAAGTGATTCTACGATATCATACACATGAGTATAGTTACGTACGCACGTGCCATCACGTGTATCATAGTCTGTTCCATGTATATGTAATGTGTCAAATTTACCATTAGCTACAGCAGCAGCTTTACGAATCAAATGACTGTATTCATCATCAAACTTATTAAAACCGTCATTGCCGCTAACATTATAAAATCTTACTATACTAGCGTTTTCATTGAATTGTTTTGTAATAAGTTCACCACCATGCTTAGTTGTAGCATATGGCGATGTTTGAGGACTAAAAGCAGATCCTGTTGAACAATAGATAAAGTGATCACAATCAGCAAAGTCAATTACATTTTTTGTACCAACAACATTAGTCTCATAATATAACCATGGATTTTTCACTGACAGTGGCACTTTACCCATGGCACCAATATGAACTACTTTATCAAAACCTCTGCGCATACCCGATGGTTTACGAAAGTCCCAATCAATAGTCTCATCGCACCAGCGTAAAATATTATTTTGTTTCCAATTAAAGTCAGTAGCTACAACTTGCATACCATGTAATGCTGCAGTTTTTACAAAGTGCGCACCAATATAGCCAGTTGCTCCTGTCACTAATATCTTCATAATATACCTTTTTTAACCAATACTTCATAATTTGCAAATTTATCTTTGATAGGCTTTTCTCTAATGTGAATCATCTTCGCCTTTTCTGGATTAGGCAAATAATTATCATAACACCATAACCCACTAATATAGTTACTTAGCGGTAGTTTGGCTTTACATGCTAAGGTATGCATGATACCCTCATCGCCATAGTGGTGTTTAGGTTGATATGTTTGAATCCAACTTGTATCGCCCAATAATCCTTCACGCAGTTTCTTACGTGTTTCTAAATCAAATTTATATATAGCTCCACCCCAATATGGATGAAATACACTTGCTATTTGTGGATGCTCTCTTGCAATTCTATTGTGCAATTTACGTTGAACGTCACCATATAATCCCATACCTGGTACATCGAATATATTATCAGTCATGCCTTTGACTGCAAACATATCGATATCAACCATCACGACTGTCTCATAATTATCAAATTCTTTATCTAGTAAATATACTTTTTGAAGAGGAGGCCGCAGACCTGGTTGAAATACATCACCTTCTATAAATCTATAATCAGATCCAATAGACTTTGCATAAGCTTCAATGTTTTTCATTGACTCATGATTGATAGGCTTCAATTCACCTGTGTAATGCTGTAATATAATATTTGTCATGTTACCATTTTGGTGATGAAAGAATGTTATTTTTGTTTAGATTTTCTTTCATAGATTCTGCAATAAATTTAACATCATCCAGAAGACCATCATCTAACAGTATAGGCTCAAATCCAAGAGATTTCAACCCTTGATTAGAAACAGCCAGTTCATTTTCTGCTAGCTCTTTGCGAGGATTGTTTACATAAGAGACAAGACCTCTATACAAACCAGCGACCTTATCAGCAAGATCTCTTACAGAATGAACTTCTGCCACCTGATTAAAAATACGAACCTTTTTTGTATCTTCTGGTGGGTTCTCTACTGCAAGACGAATGCACTGAGCGGTGTCTTCAATGTGAATAAACGCACGTTGCTGACCACCAGTGCCATAAACAGTTATGTCATTACGTGTAGCAGCTTGTGAAATAAATCGATTGAGAACTGTTCCATAGACACCATCATAATCAAAACGGTTTGTGAGCTCTGGTGCAATATTAGTATGTCTGGTCTGTGTACCCCAAACAATACCTTGGTGAAGATCTGTAATCTTTAGACTCCAGTTCTTATTATAAAACTGGAACATAATCTGATCCAAAGATTTTGTCATGTGATAGACAGAACCAGGATTAGTTGGATAAAGAATATCCACATCATTCTGAGTAGAGTTAATCTTGACGTTTAAATAACCCTCAGGGATGTCTCCAAACTCTTTTGAATATCCATAAACGCCCATCGTACCAAGATGAACAAGATGAATATTGGGATCAACATCAACGATAGCATTAAGTACATTATGTGTTCCTGTAATGTTGTTATCTACTGTATATCTACGCTCTACGTCAGAAATCATAGAGTAAGGTGCCGCTCGTTGTTCAGCAAAATGAACAATAGCATCTGGACGAACATAATCTACAAACTGTCTAAACTTATCATACTCTTTGGCAATATCAATGTTGTGATACTCAAGTTTCATACCATTCCACCCAGCAACCTGCACGCGATCTTCAATCGTTGCTATGTTGGTCAAAGAGTTGCTGCTAAGCTGATTGTCAATATTACGACGAGATAGATTGTCTACAATGTAAACTTCGTGTCTCTGAAGATGAGATAAGTTTAGTGCAGTTGGCCAACCACAGAATCCATCTCCACCTAATACTATAACTTTCATTTTATTTCCTATATGTTAAAAGTTTTACAACCGTTGAGTTTTGCTCTATAAGCATGGTGTGAAAAGTATCCATTAATTTTATTATATAAGTGAATATTTTTAAATTTATGATAGAGTAATGCCATATGTAAAAAACCAGAATCTCCGCCAATATGAGCTTCGCTTTTTGACATAGCATATCCAATATGCTTTAATGAATTTTTAAGGAGATCGTTTTTAGATTCACCACCTATTACAACTATTTCACAACCTTGTGATCTATACTTATTATGTATACTATCAATAACAAGAGGTGATAACGTGCGTTGTTGATCCGTGCTATCCCATTGGGCAGTTACAAACTTCTTTGGCAAATCTAGATCATTTGAACAGTCTTCTGCTCGTAATAATATCTCATTACTTAATACTTTAGATGCATCGAATGCAAATGGCATTTCATAATCGTTTGGATGCATTTTAAAACAATCGCTATAATAATAAGTTTCAGCCACAATACCTTTGTCTGCTAGATAATTTATCCACTCATCTTCAGGTAAATTTTCTACTGGATGAGCTTGAATAAACAATGAATCTTTAGGAAACAAATTAATTATTTCAGGCCAAGATTTTTTCTTTTTATCTGACTGTACACCACCGGCCACACTCCATTTATCATCAGTCAGATGAATAGTAACAGGTGAATTATGTGATAATCCATATTGATATGCTAGATAGACACTGTGCACTCTATCACCTAATCCAGGAGCTGTGTACGGTCTAATACCTGCTCTCATACTACGAGATCTAAGTGCAATGTGTTTCAATGACTTTTCCTTTCAGTCAAATCACTGTTATAAAACATATCAATTCTTTTTTTAGTTTCATGTCGTAAGTCATTTAGCATTGTAATAAGATAAGCAACATCACTTTCTTCTGAAGTATATCTTTCAACTCTTTTACGTTTACGATCCTCTAAATCCCACAATTGAAGATTAATAGCCTTTATAATATTAAGAAAATAATTATAATTAGTTTCATCTAGCTCGTGATATTGTTCAATTTCGTTCTCAACACTAAGACCCTTTTCTTGCTTAATTACAAGAATACTATGTCTATCAACATAATCACCAATACTTACATTAATTGCTATTTTCATCTTCTCTCAATGTCACTTTCTTCACATAATTCACCATACTGTATTTCAACTATGTGTGCCATTTCTGTGCCAACATTTGTTGTCTTATGCCACGATCTTTTTGGAATAACAAACGTAGAATGAGGTTCAATCAACCTTGTTCTTTTCATGCCATTAGATAATTCCAATTGTATCTTAATTTGACCTTCAAGTACATACCAATGTTCACTTCTATGCTCATGTTTTTGATCACTTAGACTGCATCCTGGATTTATAACAAGCTCTTTTACCTTTTGACCTATACGAGGCTGCTTATCATCTAATACTCTCCAATAACCCCATTCTCTTTCAGTCTTTTGTGTTTTCCATTTATCTAGAATCCAACTAGATGAATTTTTCTTATCATCTCCACCAACACCGAATGCAAATTCAACACTTGGATGCTTATTATATTTTTCATATTCAGGTGTCGTTGTATTATTTCGATCACCGCCGTTTGCAAATATAACATCAGATGAAGTGGTTTTTAGTATAAACTCAATAGCATCGCACGCAGTATTATCATCATCGTTAAATGGAATAATTCTATCTACCATATCTAGTGAACTAGTAATCATATATCTTTCATTGTATGGTAGAAACGCTGCACCCTTTTTACGTTCTAGCCATTCATCAGAATTAATGCCAACAAATAATTTATCACCTAGCCTTTTAGCTTCTCTTAAATAAGAAATGTGACCACTATGAATTGGATCAAATCCACCTGTAACTAATACTATTTTCATTGAACAATCTTCATCAACTCTTCTACATTTTCACCTTTGTTTGGAAGCTTGTCTTTTAAAAAGAAGTGAACAAAATTACACTCTTTAATTTTACTATTAGCAGTATATAAACCATTCCATTTCCAATGAAGATTTTTTACTTTCATTTTCTCTTCTTTAACCCATACATTCAGCAGAGTTTGATCTGTAGACCACTTCCATGCACCCATACCATCGATAAATGGTTTAAATTCTGGTCTTGAAAGAAATTGCTTAGGTGTTTCACCGCGTAGATATTTTTCAATAGATTTGTTAAGAACCATAATTCCCATATTGTAAAAGTCAGCACCTGCAGGATTTTTCCAGTTAAAAAGTGGTCTTAGTGAATTCATACCATACTGCATCCGTGTATAATTAGCAAGCTTTTGCACATACCATTGAGGAATAGGCATTTCACGCTCTAATACGCCAGCAAATTCTGCAGAGCCAGCATCATCAAAAATAGATTCTGTACACTCAGGTCTAATCCATACATCAGCATCGATAATAGCTACCTTATCATATGTTTTAAGATATGTAAAAGCGTTTTCTTTTTCATAAATTGGTAAAAAACCACCATATTTTTCATATGATTCTTTACTACGATTTGTCACAAACGGATCTGGACGAATCATAAGAATTGGTGTTCGTTGAACTTCGTATGAAGCACCGATTCGTTTTGCGTATTCTTTTACGGATTGTGTGCAAATATCGTAAAGCTTAGAACGCTTTCCGGTATACACCTGGTAGATTAAAGTTTTCATCATAATACTCAATTATGTAATTTGCAATTTGCTTCGCCTCATTGAAATCATTTCGAAATCTATTAGACTTATGGCCGTTCTTGTTGAACCACTTTAGATTATCTATATCACTATTTAAACTTGATAAGTTGAATGAATTAGTATGAATTATTTCTTCATACCTAGATCGTAATGTCAATACACGAAAAAAATTATCCTTGGAGCTGTTGAGGCTCGTATTCTTCATAATCATATTCATCATCATACATTACTTCATTTAATATTCGTTTAGAGTCAATATCTTGAACCTCTCGGATTCTTAAATCTTTTGCTAAAGATTGACTTTTGTGTTTACCACGTTTTTTATTGCGGGGGTCAAATCTAGAATATTTTGCCATGTACCTTTCCTAATAACCTAGCATTTCTTTTGTCATTATATAATCTCGAACAAAGTCAGATCTTACAATATCTTCCCAGCCGAAATTTATTATCGTAAAATTTTTTAATTGTTCTACAATCTGTAAAAACTTTACAATTCCTTGTTTATCGTCATCAAATTTAAAATCACTTTGTTTGTAATCACCACAAAAAATAATTTTACTATGTCTACCTACACGCGTTACAACAGAATCTAATTCATGAAAATTTAAGTTTTGCATTTCATCAACAACTATAATAGTATTATCAAATGTTTGACCTCTTATAAATGATGTTGACTCAAATTGAATCTGATTTGCTGTTACCATCTTGCTATATGACGTCTTATCACCGAAAAGTTCATGGCATATAGATTTATATGGAGTAGTAAAAGCTTCTTCTTTGGCTTCTTTATCACCAGGTAAAAATCCCATTTCTCTTGTAGGAACCATTGATCTTACTATTACTAATTTTTCCCATTCAGTGTCTTTATCAAGCACATCCTCTAATGCAAGATATAAAGCCATGAAAGTTTTACCAGTACCTGCTGTTCCAGTCAGTACTATATTATCACCCTCATCCCATGCTTTATATGCTATTTCCTGATTTTTTGTTAATGGATCAAATTGAAGTAAATCGTCCAGTCTAACCGACATTGAATTATTAACAGACTTTTGTCTTTTCATTATGTTTGAATCTTACTATGTCTTCCAGATTGTTTATCTATTTTCTTAAGAAAATTATTCCATTCAGAACCAGCTTGGCGTCTTGCAACATCACCATGACCGGAAATGAATTTTGCTGTGGATAGTTTTTGCTTCCATTTACCTGATGATAGAAGCTCATCCCTCTCGGCAAATGAGAGTACCATTTCTTTCTCTTCGCCTGATTCTATATTAATCATTGTGTATGATGGCATTTTGTGTTGGGGGCCGAAGCCCCCTATCCTTTCTCCTATGCAGCTGTTTCCAACGTTGATTTTAAGAAGTCGCGTTTTCGTTTTAATTTAGATAATAGGTCTTTATTCTTTTTCATTTTAACCCTTTCTATATAATTATTCAGTTCTAACAAATCGTTCTTTAGTCTATCAACTTGGATTTTACTCATTTGTTCTCCCTTAGTTATTTGAGTATTAAATCTGGAAATGCCTCCTGTGTAAGTTTTTTGGTAATTCCCTTGATTGGCATTTTTTTATTAATCATGCCAACAAGAAGCTCTGCGTCTCGAGGATGGATTGTCTCGAGTATATCTAAAAACATTTTTTCTCTTTTGACTTTTAACATTTCTCTGCCTCTACCACCCTTAGCAAAGTAAGCTAGCTTTTTATTATGCTGAGACCATTCAGATGGGTGAGAATCAAAAGGAGCTGGTTCATAAGGTACCGGTCCAGTAGGCAGTTCCCACTGAATAGCATCATCAAAAGTGCCACGTAAGATATCTTTTAATGCCCAGTTATTATTTTGTTCTTGGAGAATTTTAATTTTGTCAGGACGTGATTTTGCCTTGACAACTTTATCAAGCACTTCATGTGCTCTATAACTTACTTTATTAACCATATCAAATGAAGTCCTTTACGTCTTCTAATAATCTACGACAGCGCTTATCAACTAGATATTGGAAAACCTTCTTAGCGTTTTCTTTTTTATCTTGGCTGTTAAACGTATTTATAATTTCTTGTTTTAGATCAGAAGGTGTTGATTCAAGATCTA